ATTAATACTCATTCAAACGAAACCGCTCATATATTAGGAACTAAAATCAATTCCAAAGGCAAAGAGGTCATTGGCTCATCAAAAGATAAATTAGCAGACCTCAATAAATTGCCAAAAGATTATTTCTTAATCACAAATATAGAGAGTTTGAGAGACCAGGATATTCTAAAAAAGGTCAAAGAGTTGACTCAGAATGGTCAGATTGAGATGGTAGCGATTGATGAAATCCATAAATGCAAGAATCCATCATCTCAGCAAGGAAAAGCAATCTTGCAGGTTAATCCAGAAACCAGAATAGCAATGACCGGAACTCCTCTAATGAATACCCCACTTGATTTATATATTGTACTCAAGTGGTTGGGATTTGAAAAGCATAGCTTCTACCAATTCAAAAAGCATTATTGCATAATGGGAGGATATGGCGGATATGAGGTGGTAGGATATAAAAATCTGGGAGAGCTTCAGAGTAACCTGGAATCATTGATGCTAAGAAGACTCAAGAAAGATGCTCTTGACCTTCCAGAAAAGTTGCACTCAATCGAATATGTAGAGATGAGCAGCAAGCAAGCAAAAGTTTATAATGAGGTGAAGCAAGAGATTAAAGAGCAGATTGATAAAATCAAGGTTAGCAATAACCCACTTGCTCAATTAATCAGACTCAGACAAGCTACAGGATTTACCGGGATATTAAGCAGTCAAATCAAAGAGAGTGCAAAGCTTGATAGGCTTGAGGAGATTGTGGAAGAATTGGTTGAGAATGGTGAGAAGGCAATCATCTTTAGTAATTGGACCGATATGACCAGACCAGCAATGGAAAGATTGAGAAGATTTAATCCAGCAATCATCACGGGAGAGACTAAAGATAAAAAAGCGCAGCAGGAAAGATTCATGACCGACTCAAGATGTAAAGTCATCATTGGGACAATTGGAGCAATGGGAACTGGTCTTACTCTTACCGCAGCATCAACAGTAATATTCCTTGATAGTCCTTGGAATCGAGCAAATAAAGAGCAGGCGGAAGATAGAGCACATAGAATCGGGACCACCTCAAATATAAATATTATTACACTTGTTTGTAAGGATACGATTGACGAAAGAATCGAAGAGTTGGTTTATAAAAAAGGAGCAATGGCAGATGCTTTGGTAGATGGTAAAGTAGACTTTAACAAATCAGAAATAATTGATTATCTATTAGGATAGGGGAGGAAATGAGATGCTAAAGATATTTTTCAGTACCGGAACAGCATGGACTAAAATGATTGAGCTAAAATGATTGAGATTGAGGGGTCATCGAACGATGACCTACTCAGACTAATTGAAGAGTATGTGATGGAGCATGAAGATGAATTTGTTAAATATGATTTTCTGGAACTTTCTAAGAATTATAGTGAGGAAGAAATAGCAGAGCAGTACCTATCCATCAATGGTGGTCAATATTACATTGATAGAATCGAAGCAATCGAGGTAGTAGAAATCAAACCAATCAAACTTTAGGGGGATAAAAAACTATGAACATTTATGAAGAATGCAGAGAATGCAATAGAAAGATGAGAGCTTTCAAAAGGAATCAGATAAAAAAGCAGAGAAGAGAAATGGCAGGTATTATAGTCATAATGGTATTGATATTCGGTTATCTGATTTGGCAGGTCAATAGAAACTTGGAACCAAATATGATTAAACCAGTTTATATCGAAACTGCTCAAGAGACTGACCAAATACTTACGGAGCATAATATAGTTGGGTCTGACAGCGAAATAGAGGGGTCAGAGTATATCTCAATGGGATTACCCGAAGATACAGATGGCTCATTCAAAACTTATATGGATTATAAGAAGATTACTAATAAATCATCAAGACAATGGCATCTCCAACAACTTGCTTATACCGACTCAGCAGGGTTTAGAAAATTCAATGATAGTTATCTTGTGGCAGTAGGTACTTATTATGCTGATGAGGTCGGGAAAGAGTTTAGAGTGACCCTTGATAGCGGGATTGTATTTCATGCTATGGTCGGAGATATTAAGCAAGATATTCATACGGATGCTAATAATCAATATGTAACTATAAATGGAAATATCATGGAATTTATAGTAGATGTTGATAAACTTGACGACCTAACCAAGAAACTTGGAAATGTATCAAATTTAGGACTTGAGGGTTCTATTATTAAGATTGAGGAGGTGGTGAGATGATTGGCGCAATATTAGGAGATATCACAGGGTTAAGGTTTGAGTTCAGACCGACCCTCAATGAGAATTTTGAATTACCCACTCCAAAAAATACCTTTACTGATGATACTATACCCGAGAGGAAGCCGAAAAAGCATTGAAAGATGGTGCGGAATGAAGTGTAAGGATTGCAAGTATTTTCACATAAAAGAGCCAACAGGATATTCTAGGGCTTTTTGCGGTCATTGGCTATCGGGTGTAGGAGAAATAAAAAGGGTCATTCGTAAATGTAAATACTATATAAAGAAAGGTGGTGCGGAATGATATATAATGTTGCACCGGAAATTGAAAAATACTTTTTACAACGGTACGAAAAACAAGACATGAGAGTTGTGCCGGGACATTGGCCTCCAATGAAAACGAAAGAAGATGTTGATAGTTGGATTGATGAGTTAGAAACTATTAGAAAAGTATTTGAATGCTTTGGGAGGGGAGCAGAATGATAAACAAGGTAAATAAAAAACATGCATTACATGGGAGGGAGGAAATAATTATGAAAATAACTGCAACTAAAGTGGCTCAACATCTTGATATCTCAGTACCAACCCTCAATAATTGGTATAAGTGGTATATGAATGATGAGTTTGACAAACCAAAAGATGTACCCATCTTGCCAAAGTATGAGCAGAATGGGGTTAGAGCAACCAGATATTGGGACTCAAAAGACCTACCGCTACTTGAGGAATTCCAGAGATGGGTTCCAAAAGGTAGAGGCGGGTTAATGGGTGCTCATAACGCAAGGTATTGGGGAGACAGAGGAAAGAGAGCCCTTAAGAATAAGAAGATGAAGAATGATTTACAAAAGAGTTAAATATTCTATATAATATTTGATTCCAAATTATAAGGAGGAAAAACAAATGGCAAAGAGAAAACTTGAGCAACTATCATTATTTGATGACCTTGGAGTACCAGTTAAGGAGAAGAGAGCAGAGGAAAGATTAACCGAGCTACTCCCAATCTATCACATGCAAAAGTCAGAAATGGACTCAATCAAGAAAGTGGTAGATAAGGAAAATGCAGAGATTAAAACCCTGATGCGAGCATCTAACCTATCTGAATTTGTAGCGGGAGATATCAAAGCAACTTGCTCAGTATCTGAAAGACAAGATTTTATTGAGGAAGCATTAATTGAAAAGCTCAAAGAGATGAAGGTGAGAGGTATCATCAAGAAAAAGGAATATGTAGATATGGATGCTCTTGAGAATGCAATTTACAATGGAAAGGTAGATGCAGCAGCATTAGCATCATGCCAGACTACAAAAGAAGTAGTAACCCTCAGAGTATCGAAAGTTAAGAAGTAGGTGAGATGGGATGGCAAAACAAAGAGAGTATTTTAGTCAAGCAGTTCCAACTCTAATCAGAGCGACCAGTAGGGTTAGCGTGAAACTCAATGAGAGTTTTTATACATTTGAGTTTCAGGAGGAAAGAGCATTTCCGATTGATTTAGTAGAAGAGGGTCAAATTAATTTTGAGAAAGAAAAAGAAATGCTTTGGGATGAGGTCCATAGTCAAGTAGATAAGCAGGTATCGGATATTGTTTCGATGCTAAAACAAGGAAAATAATGTTTGATTGATTTTGGTCTATCATCTATAATATAGGAGTAATCAGTATTCACGGTACTGATACTAAGTAAATACTGATTACCGTAAGGTATGGGGATAGAGCCGTGAACTCTTGAACCATACTTTTTATATTACTAAAGGAAATAGAAAGTGAGGCAAGGTCAATGGCAGATACCTATTTTATACGGCATTCTAAAGAGAGAGATTATACAATACTTGATAATACTTTTCTAAAAGATATTGAATTATCATGGAAAGCAAAAGGATTATTCGCTTATATATTATCATTACCGGAAGATTGGAAAATATATATGAGCGATTTGCAAAACCGAGCAACTGATGGAGAAACTGCTCTTCGGTCGGCAATAAAAGAATTGACCGAGAAGGGATATATCAAACAAACCAGGTTAAAAGATGAGCAAGGACGATGGGCTTCATATGCGTATGAAATAATAGAAAAACCACTTGTGGAAAAACCAAATGTGGAAAAACCAAATGTGGAAATCCCTATTTTG